TGTTTTCAATAAATTGCTTATTAAATATTTGCGCTACTGCTCTATCAAAGTAGCGTGTAGATTTTAAACCTTTCCTATGTATACTACGAGCAATTAAAAAGGCTAAGGACTTCTTGCCTTCTATTGCTTTTGCTTCCGTTCCAAGCTTTGTATATTTTTTAACCGATACCGATTTTAACTTGTTATATCCAAGCCATTTTTCTATTGAACTTACCGGAATGGCTTTTTTATTTCCCTTAAAAGCGTAAGGTGTTTTATTGTCTGCTTTCTCGTTTTTTGTACCTTTTACCCCTTTGTTTACAAAGTCATAATATTTAGATGCTTCGCTTCCTGGTTCATAACCAAGGCTTAAAATGTAACCTGTGCCAAACTTTGTAATGATAGGCAAAGCCGGTTCTGCCAATCTACCAGAACTTGTAATGTTTTCCTTATCAAGTATTTCTACTATTTTATCATTGAAGGCTTGACCATACAAAGCAAGTGTTTCCTCTAATATTGGTAAATCGCCATCTTTTACTTTGTCAAAGCTACCGCCTAAGCTTTGTATAAAGTTATCCCTTAATGCCTGTATTTGTTCCTTAGTTATACTCACGCTAATAAATATAAGTAAGGTCTAAAAATAACTAACCCCACCAAAAATGGCAGGGCTACTTAAGTTTTCTATGTTGCTCCTTATCGTAATCGGCTTTAGCCTTTAGATAGGATAGGGTATTTAAGAATTGTATTGTTGTTAGCTCGTAGCTTTCATCAACTGTAATATTTTCGTGGTCGGCAACAGATTTGGCGCAATACTGCCATCCAAAGTGTCGCATAAAATTTGAACCCCCTTTACTGCCAAGTCCATAGTCATCCCCTGGTTCATCATTTCCTGAACCAAATAATCCTTGGAAACTTCTATCCAATTTCTGTATACTTGATAAAAAAAAACAATGGAATGGTAAACGTGCAAGAAATTTGCCCCTTGTAAGTCCTCGGCATACTCGCTATGCTTAGAAGCATCGTACTTGTCATCTACCCATTTGCCGTACCAAGTTTTGCGCTGAGGCATAACCATTGAAGCTGCTAACTTGTGTAAGTTGCCAACTAAGTCGGTACTAAATACTTTTGTTTCTATGTATCTGGCTGCTTTAATTTGCTGCACATCATAAATAAACCTATAACGTTTGCCATTGACTTCGGTATACTTAACCGGCTTACCTTCTATCTTATCATCTAAGAAGGCTAAGGTTACCTTTAATTTGTTAAACTCTGCTACGCTTAGGCTATCTACTTGCGTGTCTGTAAGGTTATGCAAAATGCCTACAAGCTTACTTTCTACATCAAGCATTGTCCAATCCTTCTCAGGCTTAGTAACTATTGGGTAAATCTGTTGGTACTGCCAAACTGTTAAATCGTTCCAAGTCATTTTCTTAGTTTTAACATTAGCTCATAAGCAAGATGCCCACCTATGTAGCATAACGCTGCCAAAGGTAAGCAAATTGCAAAGAAGTACAATATTTTTATTACTTTAAGGATACGGCTACACTTGTTGTGCTACTCTTGGCAGGTGGGTAAACTCTGGTAACCTCGCCCGTAACTCCGTTAATAATATCAAGTCCAGAATGAGGCACTTTTTTCAAAAAATCTTCCATATCCTTTTTTCTCTTACTCGCATCATTATAGTCAGCCATAATTTCCTCATAAGCAGGACTTTCGCATTTGCTAAAGTCATACTTAACCCCGACCTCACGAATGTTAAACTTTGCACTCATATACTCAAAGTCCTTGCCATTTAATACGGCTGCTTGTAATACGGCATCTTTATAGTCCTTATTTGCCTTTAGTGTTTCGAGCATATCCTCTAAGGCTTTAACCTGGAGATGTGTTTTTAACGGGTCAAGCTCCCCTGCGTTTAATCGTTCAATTAATTGGTAGGTAAACTCAGTCCTTTGTTCTTTTGTTGTTTCAAAGATTTGTTGTAATTCCATTTGTTTATCTTTTAAAGATGTTTAGTTTTTGTATGATAGCCATTATTAATAAGCCAATATAAGCTAAGATGCCAATAGTAAAAAAAGCTATTTTGAATTTAAGTGCTTGTAAACGATTGTCTTTACTATTTTCTTTAGTATTTCCCATATTGTAATTATTAATAAGATACTCATATCGTTTCTGGTTTATAGTTCTCAATGTCAAAAAAGCCAATTTTTGACTTATGTTCTGGACTTCTTAACCTACGCTTTACAGGTTCATAACCTTGCTCGTTGCAGTAAGTAAGTATCTCTAAATAAGTCGCATCAATGTTAGTCATCATTATGCTAATCGGCTCACTTGCGTAGTATTTGTCTATATATTCTTTTGTGCTTTGGGTCATAGTTTTTAATTGTGTAGTCAGTTAAAGCTGCCATTACAAAACCTGTTGCAATTAGCAGAAGGCAAATAGTGTAAATCATTTAGAGTAGATGTCTTGGAGTTGACCAATAAGGTAACAAGCTACTAAAAATACGGCTAAAAGTTGTGCGGTTTCTTTTTTCATTTGGTTTGTGTTTTGATTAAATAATAACCAAATATACAAGTTTTACACAATCCACCAAATATATTTTTGTAACCTTGTTGCAATTAAAGGAAAGCATACCTACCCGTGCCACGTTTAAGGCTGAAGTTCTGCCAAGCCAAAGCCAAAGCCATAACTGCATCATCGTGGAAGCCTGAAGGTGCTGAGTACTTTACCCCCGTTGCCGTATATTGATATTCAAATACTTCTAACTCCTGGCTGATTATCCCCTCAGGATAGCCAATCTTCCCTTGATGTATCGCAGCCTGTAAACCTTCCATTAGTTGTTGCTTACTTGAACTTGTAAACTTTAAACCTTGTATCATTACCCCTTCTCTTTGTAAGTCCTCAAGGATAGGGTCTCCAACCCCCGTACTATCGACAAGGATAGGGCATTTAGGCAGCCTAAGGATAGTTTGCTTGGTATTGTGCCAATCCATTTGAAAGCGGTCAAAATAAGCCACATTTCCCTCTTCGTCTAAACCTACTATTACAGTCCAATCGACTGACTTGGCAAGGTCAATCCCATAAGCTACAATCGGCATTGTTGTTACTGGGTGTATACATTTGCGAATGTATTGGCTACCAAAAGGGTTTGCTGCGTTCTCCGCAGGGTTTGCCATATACTCCTGCTCAAATACAACTTCGGGCAGTTGCTTCCTTGCATCGTCTATCTCGTTCGGGTCAATGTAAGGGTTATCGTATGTAGTAAACTTAAAGCTTTGCCAATCGGGTTCGGCTTTACTAAACAAACTAAAGAAATAGTTTTTACCTTTTGGGGTGCTAAGAAATATAGCTTTACCCTTGTAGTCCGTTAAGGTAGGTCTAATAGAGTTGAGCCACCCATCTTCTAAGTCAGGTATAAAAGAAGCCTCGTCTACTATTACCAGGTTAAACTTTCGCCCTCTCAGGTTATCCAAGCGTTCGCCTGTAAAGAACTCCACCTTGCCACCATTCGGAAAGCTAATATTTAAGTCCGATTTGTTATTAGGGAAGGGAAGGCTATTGCATAACTTCTCAAAGAATACCTTAGCCAATTTATAGGTCGGTGTTATGTATGCAACCTGACCGCCTTTGATTGCGGTTGTAATACATTTGATTTGACTTAATTCCGATTTGCCGAACCTTCTACCGCACATCACAACTATGTACCTGGCTTCGCAGTCAAGTATCTTCTTTTGGTTTATATGTCCGTTAGGTAGTTCTATCCGCATTAAAGAATTGTCTTGCCGTCTACAAATACTATCTCAATTCTGTTATCTGTTTGAATGTCCATTTGTTCTTTAGGCTTACCATAAACACGGGTAAGCAAAGTTTCTAAACTATAAAGGCTTCCCTTCTCTAAGCTTTTACGCATAGCTGCTGCAATCGTCTTTTCAAGTATTGTTGCCTTCGGGTTATCCCATACTGTTTTAAGTTCCTCTAAGTCCATTGACATCATAGCTTGTATGGTATCGTTTATCTCAGCAAGTTTATATCCTTGCTCTTTAAGTAGGCTTACATACTTCCTGGGTCTGCCGTTTGGGTTTCCGGATTGTCCTGGTTTGAAAGGTATTAAGTGTTCTTTGCTCATTCTGTTACGCTTCTGTTTTAACATAAGGTTGACCATTCCTTTTAACTTCTAATGTCGGGTCGAGTTTAATCATTCGGTCTACTATTACTTGACAATACTTTGGGTCGAACTCTACTAAATATCCTTTTCTATTAAGTTGATGTGCAGCTACCATTGTTGTTCCTGAACCACCAAATCCGTCTGCAACTATATCTCCTTGCTTACTACTATTACCTATTTGGTATGCTATTAAAGGTATTGGTTTCATAGTAGGGTGTTCTGTATTTCTGCTTGGTCTATCAAATTCTAATATAGTTGTTTGCTTTCTGTCTGAATACCATCCGTGAGCAGCACCTTCTTTCCAACCATATAAACAAGGTTCGTGTCTCCATTGGTAATCTTGTCTGCCCATTACCATTGAATTTTTTACCCATATTAAACACTGCTTAACCATTATACCTGAGTTTTTCATTGCAGACCTGAAATTAGCACCTTCGCTATCAGCGTGCCAAACATACCAAGCACCACCTGCTTTTGTATAACTTCCTAAAGCGGTATAGAAGTCATAAAGGAATTGATAAAAAGAGTCATCTGACATACTATCATTTTGAATAGTAAGTGCATCTTTTGTTTTGCCTTCATAAGCTACGTTATATGGTGGGTCTGTAACAACTAAATCAGCTAATTGATTTTCAAATAGTTTTGCAAAAGTATCTGTTTGAGTACTATCGCCACACAATAATCTATGTGGTCCGATTTCAAATAAATCGCCTAATACTATATCCGTTCTTAAATGTTCTGGTATTTCGTAATCATCTTCTTGTGCTTCATCTTCCGTTTTAAAGTCAGGTATATCTAATCCCCATTCTTCAAGTTCTGCTGCATCCCAATTGTTAGCGAGGTCATCCCAATCCCATTCGCCATAACCTACATTGTCTTTAACTATAAACTCCTTTTGCTGCTGCTCGGTTAGTTCACTTGCTTTAATGATTGGTATCTCTTTTAGTCCTGCTTCCTTACAAGCCTTTAATCTCATATTGCCACCAAGCACTACCATATCGTCATTTACTACGATAGGTCTTAGTTTTAGCATTTGTGGGAACTCGTTAATTGACTTTACAAGCTTTGCAAACTTATCATCTTTAATTATCCTGGGGTTGTTGGGGTTTGCTTTTACTGTGTTGATTGGTACGTTTTGTATCATAGTATTCCGTTAATTATATCGTTTGCTTCGTCTATTGCATCTTCTTGGTCAAGGTAAGTGTCTACGTCTGCTATATGTTTATTAATTAAGGTTTCTGCCATTGCATAAGTGTAGTGTCCTATGGTAGTCATATCGTCTCCGTTTTTACCCGTCTTACATACCGCAAGAAAGTAAGCTTTGTGCGTAAGGAGTAGCCATATAGCGTTTAACTTTCTCATCTGCCTTGACCTTTGTAATCTTTAGGTCTTGGGTTATGCTTGTTAAAGGACTTCTTTGCAGAGCCTCTTTTGCGTTTGCCAAAGCTAACTTTGTTATTGTTCTCTTTAATCTTTGCCATAATTCTTTGCGTGTATGTCTTTTAGGAACTCTTTATATTGTTTTTTATCTCCGTATTCTATGTGGCACTTCCTACACAATCCCATAAGGTTTTCAATCGTGTCTTTGTCTTTACTGCCACCCATTCCCCTCGCCTCAATATGATGAATGTCTACTGCTTGTGAGCCACACACTTCGCAAGGAATGAAGTCCGTTTTTTTATACCCCATTCCCTGCAAATAAATTTGTGTGTGTTTCTGCATACTTTCCCCATTAAATTTTCCGTTAGTTAATAATAAAAATTTAAGTATGCAAATTATTTTTGATCTATTTCTTTTAGTTTGTTAATCGCCCATTCAACACCTGATGTCCCACCCCATGCGTCCCACATTAACCCACCACAACCTTCGCTATAAGGTACATCTTTGTGTTGTTGGTGTCTTTTAAAGGAAGCCATACGAGCAATAGTATCTCTACTAATCGGCTCACGATTTGCCAACTGCCTTGCCCTTGCCTTACCAGTTGCTTCTCCGCAAGAACCCCAACCATTTTTCTCAACCCATTCTATTGCCCTCTTTGCGTTGTTAGTTGCACTCTCAGGATAGTCGGTATAGCTTTCGGCAAACTTGCCACCTGCAAGGATAGCCTTCCAAACTTGGTTAGCCTTCTCTTCGGTATCGTAAACGCAACCGCCTGAGCCTATTCTATATTTCCCGTTAGAGCATTTTATTACTGGCATAGTTTACTATAAATATACTTTCGGTCTAAATTTATCTCGTCAAAGTTATACTTCTTTTGGCAAAACTCAAATAACTTTTGTCCGCTTTCCTTTCGCATATCCGCATCGCTTACTAAATCTTTGATGTGTTTATACCAATCCTTTTGGCTTTTAACGTAATGCACCGGCATATCTAAGTAAGGATTGACGTGGCTAACAATGGCAGGGTTCTTTTTTGCAGCCGTTTCTAATACCTTTAGATTTGACTTCATAGCATTGAACTTATTATCTACAAGTGGGATAACTGAAATATCGCTATCCGTATAAGCACCCATATATTCCGTTACTTTTGCATAGTTATAGATCGTAGGGTTTAGCTTTAGTCCGCAAGTAAACGCATCAATCATTTTATCCCAAATAGGTTTCTCCCCGTCATTGTAACCTGCAATTACAGTTCTTATATTCATACCTTGTAGCCTTTTGAACGGCTGCCTAAGTATTTCTAAATCTCGTTCGTGCGTTCCGCTGCCGCTCCAAAATAATCTAACATTGTAATCTTGGGTCTTGTTATCCTGGAACTGCTCTTGCCCGTAAGGTAATGCGTTTGGTAATATGTGAACGTTCTTATTGTATTGGCTTATCTCACTTGCTAATCTTTCGTGTGTGCAAGTGCAAAGGTCTGCAATCTCTAAGTAATCGGTAATCTGTTTGCCTATGTTATTGTACTTGTATCGGTAATACAAAAGGTGCGTTTCGCTAAGTTCCCAGTAATCGTCATTATCGACTACTAACTTAAACCCATACTTAGTGCGCCAGGTGTCCATTTGCTTTGCATCTATTTCGTTAAGCATTCTATTCATTAGCACAATATCCCACCCTTGCTCTAATAGTTCGTCATTCAATACATCGGTAATAAGTGCGTACTCTTTTTCTAAGTGTACTATTGGCATCATTATTCTATGTAACCCAACTCCGCTATTCGCTGAAGTTATACAAAGTATTCGCATCTTATATTCTTTTGGTTATGGTAAATGTCTTGGTATTTATCCCACACGCTTTGCGCCCGTGCCAAGCTTTCGTCTTTCATTCGTCTATAATCAGTTCCGTTACCGACATCGTGTCCTATGTGTTCCGACCTCATATCTGGCAAGTAGTAATTAGTAAAGCCTGTAATAGTTGCTCGTTCTCCGTAATCTGCATCTTGCATTCCGTATGGGTCATACTCGGTATTGTAACCACCTATTGTATCTATAAGTTCACGAGTAATAAAGTTATCGCCAAAAGGTGTATGTACTTTATGCACTCCGTCTACTATTGGCGGCAATGCTTCAACGCAATGTATTCCTATTATGCCTGTCTTTTCTATTCGTTGTGCAAACAAAACAAACTTAGCTAACCAATTCTCAGGAAGTAAAATGTCATTGGCTAATAAACAAACCGCATCGTATTCCTGAGTTATCCTAAGTCCTGCGTTTACTCCTGCTGCTATTCCTCGTTTTTCTTTTGATAAGTCATAACCGGCAAACGGATAGTTAAACGTTTCGTGCGTGTCGCTTCCGTTATCTATTAAGAAGCAATCGGCATTGTAACCAGAGTTAAAAAAGTTTTGGTTAATTACACGCTGCGTTAAATCGTGCCTATTAAGAGTAAGTAATAAAATAGCTACTTTCATTATCTTATGTTTGAGCCGATTTCTCGTGCTGGTACTCCTGCGTACTTAGTGTTTGGTTTTGCATCTCCTTTTACAAAAGCACTTGCACCTATCATACAATTTTCTCCTACGTTTGCAAACTGATGTAGAACTGCATTAAGTCCTATATTAGCACCTTTATCTATAATTGAATGCCCACCTATTTTTGCTCCGCAACTTATAGTAACATTGTCTAAGATTGTGCAATCGTGTCCGATATGTGCGTGTTTCATTATGAAACAATTATTACCAATAAAGGTATCAATCTCCGTTCCTGCATCTATTGTTACAAGTCCTGTAATAACATTGTTATCTCCAATGTATACTTTGCCTTTTTCTTTTTGCCAAAACTTCTTATGTTCGGCAGGGTCTCCAATAATACAATAAGCACCAATGTAGTTTCCGTCTCCGATAATTACGTTATCGCCAATGATAGCAGTAGGGTGAATAAAGTTAGCCATTCTTTTTTTTATTTTTGGGTTTAGGTTGTAAGTCGTACCATTCGTAAAGCCTTTTAATCATATCGAAAATACAATGGCTGCACCATACTGTCAATATGAAATCTGGGTTCATATACTTGCGATAAATATGCTCGTACATTTTTAAAATGTCTAAATCTATATTACGAACATAGCCATTTTGAACTGTATGCCAATTACCAACGTGTTGGTCTAAAAAGTTGCGGTGATCTATTTCCATAAGTTCCACATTAGTTTAGAAAGTAAAGGAGCAGCTACTCCTGGTATAAACACAAACGCAATAACATCGGTACATATTGCAGGTAGTAAATATAAAGCCAAACCTGTCCAAGCTGCTAAACAACTCGTGCAACTAAAAGGCTTAAAATCTAATTTCCACTTCCTATGAAATTGATGTATTTCTACAAAGAATATTGCAAAGCATATTGCTGCTATAATTATCATTTGCGTAGTTGTTTTTTAAGTTCTCGTTTAGTTAGTTTTAGTTCCCTATGTATTGACATATAAGGAATACCTGTAACCCTACTTAATTCTTTAGCGTTGCAGTTGTGCTTAATTGCATACACTCGTAAAAGTTCCGCTTTGTACCAGTGCATCTTTGATAACTCATCTTCTACTTTGTTAAGTAAATCTTCGTCTCTATCGTGTACAATCAATTCTACTTCTAAAGGTTTTCGGTATGTTCTATAAAATTGGCTTGTATTACTTTGCATCATATTAATCATAGTCCTAACCAAGTAGAACTTTAATACGTTGCGTGTGCGCATATCTATTAAACGTTCCTCTTCCATTTCACATAGCACCTTAAATAATTCGCTTCTTAAATCTTCTCGTAAATCTTCAGGCTGCATTTTGTCTATTGCTTCCTTTAGTTCTCGGCTTTCCCAAAGTTCTAATATGATGCTATTCTTGTTCATACTCCTTTAAGGTTAGTTTGCCGTTGTCTTCGGTTGCTATGTAACAAAAACAATTTGCCGTTTTTGCTAAGTTTAAGAATGCTATTTGATAGCTGCTAAGTTTATCGCCTATTGCTTTTGTCTCGCAGTATACCGCTACTCCGCTTTGTGTATGAAAGCCTACTACATCTGGAACTCCTTTTAAACCTATAAAGGTGCGACCCCTAACCGCTAAGTTATTATTGCGCCATACAAAGCACCCGTTTTTATTTAGGGTTTGTATTGCTTCTTTGGTTAATTCGTTTGCGGTCATATTACAAAACTATATCAATTATTTGGATATAAACAAAATTTATTTTTTATAAGCTTGACTAACTATCATTGGGGTAGTATTTTTCCAACTAATAGAATGATGTATTCTTTGATGTGTGCTATTCATCATTGATACTTTAACACTACTTGGCTGCATCATAGAAGTTGTAAAGGCTTTGCAATATGTTCCATATCTTAAATACATATCTGTAATGCCGCTTTTATTACTCTGAGTAGCTGTTTGAGTTATAGAAACAAAAGGAATAGTTAAAAATAATTTACCTCTACAACCTTCGGTAGTATATGTATTTACATCTTCATTCATAGCCCCTATAAATTGAAAAGGTCTATCTGTAGAGCATATAAAACTATTCATACACTTTCTTTTGTTAAATCTATATGAGCCTTTACCATTATTAATTCCACCTATAAAATCTCCACCTTGCGCAAAGGCTATTGATAAAGCAGGTATACTTATATAATAATTTAATAACATATCAAATACTATATCTAAATTTTTAATAGGTTTTATTGCTCCACAATTTTCTGTACTTTCAGTATCTATCCTAAAATCAAAAGCGGTATAATCATCATCAAGTTGTATAAAATATTTAATATTTAATTCTTTAGCAATTATAAAACAAGCATTTCTTGCGTGAGTAATGGTCCTTCTTTCATCAAAATTATTTCCTTCGTCTATGTTATCTGCCATTTCTTTTTTATTAAATACCTTTACATATTCATTACCAAAGTTTTTTTTGTAAGCTTCAATGTGTTTGTCCTCATTATCTACTATAAAATAAATTGGTCCTGTATAACCACATTTTTTTAATGTACCTAATGTTTTCACATTGTCAGGTCTACCGTGCGTTAATATAAAAACTACTAATTTATTCTCCATAATCTTCTAAATATTGTTTTTTAATTTCATCACATAACTTAATATAACCATATTCAATAGCTTTGTCAAAATCTATAATAACAAGTCCACTACTTTCCATAATTGTTTGCATTTCTTTAGATGAAT